ATGTCAAGTCATTACGAAAAATATAAAGAAACAATCAAAAGAGTTTTCAAAAGAAACTACAGAAAAAGAACGATTTGGGTAAATGAATATTTGTCTGATAAGTTTTGTACATACTGTGGTGAATCTGAAAATGCGTGTTTACAATTTCACCCACATGAAAAAGAAATTAGAAGAACAACACGAAAGAAAGGTTTGAATGAAGAAGCTAGAAGAGATATTCTAAAACTTATGAAAACATCTAAAATTGTTTGTGCGAATTGTTATTTGAAATTAGAGAATGAGATTATTGAAGATTTACCAATCTGAATCATGACTTCTTACAACTGGTGACCATACTGTTCCGTATTCATCAGTCATTGTTTCACCATAATTATCTAAACCATCATCAACAAATCCAAAAGGTGCCATGTCTTGTTCTAATTGATTTTGTTGTTCTGCATACATTCTTGCACGAATATCATCATCAGTTAACTCTTTAAAGTATGTTTGTTGTGCTAACCATGAAAATAATACACAACACATAATTAAATCGTCTGTATGACCTTCTTCAGCTTCGTAAGATTGACCTCTTAATGAAAATGTAGAAAATTCATTAATTAAATTATAATCTTGTATAATAAGTTTATCAGTTTCTACAATCTGTTTTAAATTAGAACAACCCATCTTTTTGACTGCTTTTGTTGTTCTGACACCTAATTGTGAACGACCACCAGAAAAACCTGCACCTACTATTTGACCTGCACGACCTCTCATAGATGACATTATCATATTCTCATATTCTAAATCAAATTGTAGTGCATTTGCAACTTGGTCACCTATATCATTGATTTCAACTAAAATATGTGCAAGATTATAGTTTGTTGCAACTTGTTTGATAATATTAGGAAATAGTAAAGGTTTTATCTCATTGTTTCTATATGTTGCAACAATTGTATATGGTATTTGTGTAACATCAAATACAACAAATGCAGAATAGTCATTTTGAATACCTCTTGCAACATCAGCCACTAAAACATATTGATGACCATTTACTTTTTGTTTGTAAATAGAAAGACCTGCATTTTTTGTTAATGGTTCTGCATATGTCATTGATTTAATCTTGTGTGGTGCAACTAATGTATTTGTAGAACCTAAAAACTCACATTCAAATTCTCTTTTGAATTGTTCTTCAGATGTATTTGCAATAGTTTCTTGTTTCCACTTCTCATCTCTACCAGGCACTTCACTCCAATGTACATCAATAATATTATAAGAGTTTCTTTTATTTTCTGCATCAGTCCATAGTTTGTAATATAGATTCATACCATTAGGTGTTGATACAATAATAACTTTTGTAGATTTACCAGATGATATTGTAGGATATACAGATGAAAAGAAATCTTCTGCAACATTATTAGGAACAAATGCGAACTCATCTAAAAATATCATATTGTATGAACCACCACGAACTGCACTTGATGATGTAGATGATGCAACTACCCTAGAACCATTTTCTAATTCAAGTGAACCTTTATTCCATGACATTACACCTTGTTGTAACCATTTTGGTAAATTTTCATATGCGAGTTGTAATCGAGAAAGAATATCTCTTGCAGTAGAGGCTTTGTTTGCAAGTATCGCTACATTCATGTTTGAATTAAAAACAACATAATGTAATATGTAAGATACTAATGTTGTAGATTTACCTGACTGTCGAGGTAGTTTGCAGATTGTGAAACGATTGTTGTGAATTGTATCAACCATTTCTTTTTGAAACTGAAACATATCAAATGGAACTAAACCGTGATCTAGTGATACAATCTTTATGTAGTTTTGAATAAAGTGTAAAGGATTTTCCATACACTTTTTAAATTCAACAATTTGTTCTTCTGTCCATTCGACAGAAACATTTGCTTTCTTTAGTAGAGGATTACCAAGATAGTGGTCAATATTTTGCATAACATAATTTATTTTTGCTAAGGCCCAGAATTTTCTTCTGCATCTAGTCTTGCTTGTCTTTGAGCTGCACTCTCTATAGTAGCAGCCATAACTATTTCATCATCTGTTCCTGAAACAGTACCACCACTCTCTCTTATTCTTTTTATTTCGGCATTGACTATAACATCAATTTGTTGTCTTGATCTATTCTTAGCTGCATTTTCAATCCACTCTTGTTTATCAATCGCAATAACACCGAGTGCTTTATCTTCTGCATCTGTTAATGTAACTGTATAACTTGGCATAATATTTCCTTTATTTAATTAATTGAACATAATAATTATGATAGACATTGTCTGGATCATTAAACCCATATACACTTGATCCACCATTTGCTGTAAAATGCACATAGTCGTTTTCGGCAAGTGGTATTGCAAGATTGTAAGTACCATTTTGCTGGTAGTCACCTGATGTTGTTTCTTGTCTAAATTGTAAAGTTGCCGTTGCAATTCCAGTATATGCTGCTCCATTTTTAAATGGATACCACCTTAAAATAGATGTAGCAGTAGAAGCGATACTTTGTATTCCAAACATATATGTACCAGCAACAGGCGCAGTAAATCTACCATTACTTGAATCATAACAATTACCATCATTAATAACTACAGACCATCTACATGTAACTCCATCTGAATATGATGGAATCATACCCTGACCATGAACAAAAATTGTATTTGGTTGTGTGAGATATCCATTTGAATCTATTTTTAACGATTCATTAGTTGCATTTGCATCAATATTCAAAGGATAATTTGCACCTGATCCAACTAATGTTCCTGATGCAGTTGGAACAGTTAAATTTTTAAGATTAGTAGTATCTACATTTGTGGTAGTTACTCCTGTACTTGTAATGGTTGTTGGCATTTATTTCTTTCCTTTTAACAATTTTTGTAATTCAGCAGTAGAACCTACAAAAAGTGCATTAGTTACATTCTTTGGTGCATTACTAGGAACATCTTTCAGTTTTTTCATCTTCTCTTGTAAGTCACCAAGTTTCTCTGTTACTTCTGCAACTTGTTTTATTAAGTTACCTGCAACCTCATATGTTCTTGGGTGTTCAGATTCTCTTGCAAGCTCTAAAATACCATCTATTGCGTCTTGACCTCTTTCGACTAGATTATAAAAATTTTCTCTTTGATACTTATAATCATTGTCAATGTCATCATCATTTGTTTTAACAACAACTGGTTTCTTTACTACTTCTTTTGTAGTAGTAGACATTGCATTATCTACAACATCAGTTATACCTAATACTCCGTCTAGAACTTCAGTCGATTTACTCATCTTGATCTGTTACTGGATTATAATCTTTTGCATCTTCAAAGAATGATGCAGTTTCATTAAATCCAAAGTTATCATCATCATTAGGATCAAACACAGCAGGTGAAACATTTGTTGGGTTTGGTTCAACTGTATATCTCTGTTCTCTCTTTGGAGAATTAACAGGCATATCAGAATACTGATCGACTTGAACACTACGAATAACATTTGTAGAAGTGATTGGGCCGTATAGAAAATACTTTGCAGTAAAACTCATTGTATAAATTATAGCTCTTCTACTTGTAAATTCACCCTCGTAATTATCTTCATAATTGATACTGTTTAATACAATAGGAACATCTCTGATAATATCTAACTCTGGAACTTCTCTCATTGTTACAGTATATTCTGGTTGAAAATATGGTAGTATTTGTTCTACGATTTGTAGTGCATCATCAGATTGTTTTGCCATTACATATAATTCAAAATTGATATTATAAGGAACAGGCATAAATCCTGACTTTAATTGGTCATAATCAACACCATCAACTTTTTTCTTGACTTTGATTATTTTATTTAATTTTCTTGCACTATCATATTCAATACCAGATATTTCAAAACCTAATCTTGGTAATGTTACTGCAACTTTTTTATTTAAGTTTGGGTCTTCCTGTAGTCTTGATAACCATTTTTGTTTTGGCCCATATGCTAATGGAACTTTCATAGTCTGTGTTACATTACCAGAACTATCTTTCTTTGCAATTTGCACTCTGTTAAAAAGTGTTCCAAATGCAACTACTACATTTCTTGTCGCTTCGTTATAAAAATATTGTCCTATCATATCAATCTATCCCTGCATCTCCAAATGGGTTTGTTTCAGAAAAATCTAAAACATTATCATCTAATGTTGAATATAAATCATTTTGTGCGTTTTCATCTATTGTATCAATTACATAAGATTCTAATATTATATAGTCTGCATCTGCACCTTCAACTGTATTTTCTAATATTAGTGAACCAGAACCTGTTCCAGTTTCTAATGTAATTTGATGTGCAAGTTGATCTAAACTATTATCAGTTTCTATTGCATCAACTTCTGCAATACCAGTATCAATCTGTTCAGAACCATACTCAAATGTCTTACACTTTAATTTATATGTTGGTAAGTTATGTACTTGGTAAAATGGGTCATCATGATCTACAAAAGTAATCTCAAACATCTTTGAGGCTTTTGGAAAATAAATTAAATCACCTTCGTTTGGTCTTGAAGATACAATTAAATTATTATCAACTGAAACGAATTGTTCCCATCTTCTTCTTGCAACAACAAATGTTGCATCATCTTTTATGTCTAAACCAAATTTAGACATTAATTCTTTTTCACCCTCATAACCATCTATGTTTTCCATGTACATTTCAATCAGGTATGCGTCATCAAATGAAGATGATTCATCTTCACCAAATACTTTATCTTCACCATTTAAGTTTCTAGGAATATAGTAAACATCTTGTCCATAGATACGAAGCTGTTCTATGATTAAATCTTCATAGAGTGCTTGTTCTGGTTTTGTACCTGTGTCGAAATATACATTAGTAGGCATTTAATTATCCAATCATGTGCATTGGTGGTAACTCATATGCGAGTTGCATTTGTTCTTCTAGTTTATTTAATTCTTCTTGAGCTTGAGTATAAATCTGTTCACCGTTCAGAACAACACCACCTAACATTTGCACACCTTGGAATTTAGATAAGTTTGCACCCCATTGTTTTTTAATTAATTGAGTTGCATACTTCTTTAAGAAAATATCATTCCAGATGTCTACATATGTAGCAGGGTCTAAATTTCTATAACATTCTATTACAATAAATTCATCAGCAGATACTGTCTGCCAGTCCATGTCAAGATATAATCTGTTTTGGTGTTGATTATGTCTTATTGGTATTTCACCAACTAGAATATGGTCTAAAAAATCTAAATGTTGCATTGTCATCTGATAGTGTAAAACAGATGTCGAACTGAAGTCATATAAATCGTTTAATCTTAATTGATATCTAACATCAAATAAGTTTTGCATACCTTTATCTGTAAAGGGAAAAACTTTTATAACAGACATAACTGATGTTGGAATAGGTATATAATTTTTTGCTTCTTTCCATGTTGCAGTTGTTGTAGTATCAACATCAGTAACTTGAGTTAAGTTGTTATCAGAACGAGCTCTAGTAATGTCATCAGATGTTATTTGATATTTAAGATACATTCTCTCAATACCATCATAGTGATATTGTGCAAAG